GATTCAACATAACTTTCTACTGCTTTTAAAGTGTTTGGGCCAATACCACCATCGACCGTGGTTCCAATCATCCTCTGTAGAAACTTTGCAGCTCTACCAGGTCCAGCATTAACACCAAAGTCAAAGACACAAAGGTCTAATCCATTTGGAAGGTCGTCACATTTACATTTATCCCAATAATTTTTTTTGTAAATAGGGTTAACATCTTCAACTAGTAAGTCTTTCATGTCTTTCTCTCCACCCCATTCTTCATACACTCTTTTAGTCACACCAAGATTTGTTTCCCCACCTGGGTCTTTTGGATGATTTACATATCCACCTTCGTGATGTAATATTTTTTCTAAACTTGATTCCCAATTGTTAATCATACTTCCACTCCTAAACCTAATTTGGTTTTTTCTATTAAATATTCTCTTACTAATCCACTTCTTACAATATCACCTATTGTAAATTCTGTGGTAGTAAATGTTTTCATGTTTTCTAATATTCTCATAAAGTCATGTAGACCATTTCTTTCATTTGTATCAACTAAATCTGATTGAAAGAAATCACCTGCAAAATGAATTTTTGTGTCTGCACCTATTCTAGTGATTACAGTATCCAATTCATGAAAATTCATATTTTGACATTCATCCACTATAACAATAGCATTGTCAAATGTTAATCCTCTTAAAAATGATGTACTAGCAAACTGAATAGCACCTTGCGTTTTTAATCTATCGAATAACATTCTAAACGCATCATCATTTGGTTGTTTAAACATGTATTGTACCATGTTTTTATAATTTGTTTCAAACTGTTCTATGTTAGTATTATCAGATGCATTTTCTCTTGTTGGTGCAAATGCCCTAACAATAATAATTCTACTAGGTTTTTTATCTGGGTCTAAAACTTCTTTAAGAGCATTATATAATAACACAAAAGTTTTACCTGTTCCAGCTGCACCAAATACAAATTGATTAACACCCTTTTTGTAGTGATCAAAAACTTCTTTTTGATTATCACCAATAGGTTTAATTGCAACCATATCAGACAGTTTAATTAAATCAAGATCACTCACTTAAAGTACCTTTATCCTGTCCAAAATGTTTTTTCATACAAGCTTTTAAATCTTCGTATTCTGCAACTTGTTTCATTTCTTTTTCTATTGTCTCTATAATATCAGCATGTTCACCGATACCTACAGGTTTTTCTAACATTACTGCTACATTCGCCACATGTTTGTCGATATGTCCTTGTGCGTGAGACATGAATGCTGTATATAATTTATTTTTCATTTGTCAAAGTCCTTTGCTATTTTACCTTTATTGATACCTTCTTTAATTGTATAGTCTTGCGTACCACCTGCACCTACATTTACTTCTTTTTTTAGTGAACGAGACATATTCATTTCTTTGGCTTCTTTTTCTTTTGCCTTTTGAAAGTCTGTTAGTTGTCTGTGTCTGTCTCTAGTCATAGTGTATTATTTATTACTTCTTTTTTCGCCAGATTGTTTAATGATACCATGTTTACGCAATACTTGATGTGTTTTTATGTCTTTTGTAGATTTACTTCCATATGAATCTGCTAATGCAGATGTAGGATGTGCCTCTGCAATCCTTGATAGATTTTCTTTAAATCCATTATCTACTTTTGGGCCAACTCCACCAATATGATCTCCAACAAGAGCAGGTGCTGATACCTTTTGTTTAAACTTAGGATTTGCCTTTAAAAATATTTCAAGATCATCCCAAGAACAAAATTCATTAAACTCGTCACCTGTTTCAGTATTAATTAATGTATAAGTTGGCATTATTGGTTTTCCTTTTCAAATGGAAATCGTATAATTGACGTTGTAACTTTGACTTTTTTAGGGTCAACAAAAATCTTTGGTGCATCTTTATATCCAACTTTAACATTTATAGGTTTAGTTTTACCATTGTCAAGTTTTATTTTTTTAGCTTTCTTCATTTTCTTTTTTCCAAATATCTCTTCATGTCTTTTACGATATAAGTCGTTAGAAATTCTTGATTTACCATCCCATTTTCCTGGCATATTGTTCCTATAATAAAGTATTATTAACCTTTTGTCAAGAGGTTTTTTTCCATTTGTCTAATTTTTAATATCATTTTTTTAGTTCTCTTATCATAATCATGTGTTGTAGAAAAATTTCCTAAAGTTGTAATCAATTTCATTGCATCTAAAGGTACATTTTTATCAAGCATATTTTGTCTCATTAATCTAAATGCTTTATATGCAGAATGTTCATTTAACAATCTCATGTATTCTGTTACAGATGCACATTTAGTTTTAAACTTTCTTACACCCCATCCTGGCCAATTTTTAATTCCCTCTGGTAGTAGATGTGGTACTTCAGATGAAAAAGTTCTAATACCAAAAAGATTATTTGCTTGTTTTGCAAACCTTGATTCGCCCCAACCACTTTCTAAAGCTGCCTGTCCAATAATCATTTCATATGGTACACGCTTTTCATATGTAGTTGTCATATTTAAAAAGTCAATACATTTATGCATTGCTTGAACAAACTGTACATTATTAACATACTCAAATGATGGTTCATGCAAATCCATATCAATTAATTTTTGAATTAACTTTTCATCATATTCACTTTGAATATTATTAATAACTTTTGCATTTGGATTAAATGTACCATACACAAATGTTGCAACAGAAAATAATCCAGCTGCAAATAAACATTTAGTCCAAAACCAAGTTTTATCCACTAACTTATGCCAGTCCATTTTCCCCCTGTAAATACCAAGACGGAATTGGTCTTGCGTTAATTTTGCCTTTCCACGTTGCGAAACCTTTTTTCTCATTGATATAATATTTATGATACGCTTTAATAACATTATCAGTTTTACAATAATCTGGCATACATTGTGGTAGTTCAGTTAAACCAATATCAGGTATATTATTTGGTGCTCTTTGCAACCAGAAAGAGTAATTACCTGCACCATGTTTCTTTCCGTATCTATAAGTGTATTCGCCAAGTAATGCCATGTATAAAAAGAATAACTTATAGTAATTTGATCTTGACTTCATTACCCATAATGTATCGGGGTGTTTGATGTGTCCAGCGAGCATAAGATTATATTCTCGTTCATCATGTAGTTTCCACCTTTTTGCTCGTCTACCAGTCTTTGTTTGTCCTATGTATTCAGTTCCGTCTAATACACGATGAGCTGTACATAACATTTGACAATACTCTGTTGGCATCTTTACAACATGTTTATCTAAATGCATTTCGGAACAAATAACTGGGTCTTTATGTAATTCAAATATATTCATGATTCTATAATAACCTATTTTACATCTATTGTCAATATTTTATTTTCCTTGCTTTTCTTATATTTTTTCCAATACTTCAAAGCAACTTCTTGTTTTCTATATGCCTGTCTTTCCCATGGTTGTTTTGTATATGGAAAGTTTTCGTAAATATGACCTTTCCACCTTACAATACTACCTTTTTTGTTAAGATCAGATAACAATCCTTTTGCCCATTGTTCTACATGACAAAGTTCATGAAATACTATTGTAATAAAATCATCACCTTTTAAATTTTTATTAAGTTCTATTTCAAACTTTCGTCTATCCATTTTATCTGCCCACCCATGAGCATCTTCAAAATCAAGAGTCTTTTCTGAAACTAATTCTATGTCTATTTCTAGACTTCTAAATCTTGACATATATCTATCAATATACCAGAATGCCATTTCAAAAACTTCAGTTCTTTGTTTTTTGTTTCCACCAGATACACTAACAATATTTCCTACAAACTTTTTAGTCATTCTTCAAGTCTTCCTTATCTACGAGTTGATAATTTCCCTTGTTATATGCTATACTTATTGCCTTTCCCTCTGGTAATTCTAACTTAGGTAATGCTTTCTTTGGTGATACATAAGAAATTTTGTCACTGGTAGGAATCAAACATCGATTAGATTGATAATCTGGCATATCATAACCAGAAAAATCATTTGAAATAATACCTGTATCTGTGTCAATATTGACACCTAAAGATTTAATATACTCATAGTGTTTTCTACGAGAAATTGTGTCTCTTTCTTTTTGTGAAATTTTTACTTTTGGCATAGTTCCCTCTTTAGAAAAAATAGGGGGGCATATCCGAATGGTTGCCCCCCTACATAGTACCCACTTTTCAAGTCAACCTCATAATATAGTGTGGGTATGGGTTATGCATTTTGATGATGAGGTTGAGAGGTCGCATAACCCAATTCGTAAATTTTATTGTTTATCCTGTAAAGATATTCCAAAGAGACCTGAAACTAATCCTATACCTGTCATGATAAAGAACATTGCCCAATTCTCTTGACCCATACAATGACCACCACAATCTTCGATTGCACCTACGGCCATAATTAATGATAAAATCGCAGTACTTAATAAAAACGTTTTCATATTATACACCTCTCTTTCTATTTTAAGTATAAAGGACCTGTCCATTGAATGTGGTATCCACCTTCTAAAACATTTCCTCTTGCCGCATTCAAAGCAGGTTTGTTATAACCCGCAGGTTTAAATATATCACCTTTTTTGAATTTAGTATTGTTGATATTAACAAACGCAAATACAGAATTGTCTCTCACAATCTTGATGTATTTTTGTCCAGCTTTTACTTTGATTTTATCGTCCCAACCATCAACTTGTTCTTTTGTATAACCTGTTAACTCTTTGCCACCCATAGTAGACCATTTAATATAATCTTCTTTGGCACCGTTCATCATGTTATCAACTCCGTTGAATAGTGTTTCTGCCGTTTTTTCTACTTTGTACATATTAACCTCTCTCTTGTTATATAGCTATACTATCAAGCATATACTATTAAGTCAAGGGTTAATTTGGCATTTTATTCAAAAAAAGCACTCTGAAAATGTGTTGATTTTCCTACGTTTCCTTTAAGTTGAATGTTCCAAGATACAGATGTTCTAGTTTTGTTCCCTTTTAATACGGGTACCCAATGAGAAATCCAACTAGGAAATATGTAGATTCGGTTCGATTCGGCCTTGTATTCTAGAACATTTGCATTGTCTAGATTTGGATTTGATTCGGGTACAATAACATTTGCTTGTGATTTGGGGTCAGAAAAACAAATGCCAGATGTGTTATCTGCGTCTAGATAAAACACACCACTGTAAAAATTATTTGAATGTGTGTGTGGTGCGTGATACTCACCAGGTTTCAATACATTTGCCCACATGTCTGTAATTTTAATATCATCGAATTGATAACTTAGTTTTCCACGAATCAATTCTTTATTTACATCTATGATATATTCTGCAAAATTTTTAAAGTTATTTTCTTTGTGAAGATTAGGTCTAGATTGCCAATTAGGAATATGTGGTTCGTATCCTAATTGAACAGTAGCATTTAATTCTTCTACAAATGGATAAAAATTATCGCAAGAAAAAATGTGTGTTGAGAATACTCTTTGGTGTCTGAATTTTCCGTTCATGTAGTTCATTTTACATTATCCATGTCATACAGGTATATCGATCACCTTTAGTAACTTTTTCAACTTCATGGTCAAACATAAAGTTACTAGGAAAGACAATCACATCACCTTGGTTGAGTTTATGTCTGATAGATTGATCACACATAAGGAAGTCGCCTCCCTCATAGTCATCATTTAAAAATACTAAAGATGTTAAGTGAGGATAACCATATTGTTGACCATGACTTTTGTAAATATTGTCAACATGGTTTCTCATAAATCCACCTTTACCATAGTGGTTTATTCTAAATGCCGTATATGCGATTGGTGTAATTCTAGGATATTCTTGCGTATACCAATGAACACATTCTTTAAAAGTTTTGTCTAGTTCATTGTGGAATTTTTTACCTGGTCGTACCCAATGTTCTCGCATACTAACACTAGACGAACCAGTGTTTTCTTTGTTGCTAGAAAACGTTGAGTCTTTCCAAATAGCATTTTCTTTGTAAAAACTAATTATGTCATTACAAAGATTCTTACTTAATTTACTTTCGTATATTTTAATGTAATCTGCAAGTTGCAATTTACCACCTATGCGTCTATTCTATTAAAGTCTTCGTTCCAATTAAATGCTTGTTTAACCAAGTCTTTTGATAAACCTTTATATACTTTATGTAAAGATTTGTCTTTTGCATTTACTAACATTCTTGCTTCTGACTCATGTAAACCTTCTAACATCTGTACAAACATAAGTTCTTTTTTGTACTGAGGTGTATCTGCATCACCACCTTTGATGAAACGATAAAGTTTTCTTGACTCTGAATGAAGTCTAGTATGTTCAGTTCCAGCTGGAACATCATTTGCTTTAAATGGTACTTCACCCTTTGGTAATATCCATTCAATTTTTGGGTCAAATGAAGATTTGATTACCATTCTTAGTGGTGCAGAATCATTTGCTTGCAAAATTTTTAGTTTATCTGCTTTTGTTTTTGCTTTGTGTACTTTATCTAACACTTCAGATATTAACAACGTACCCGAGCTGTTAGTATTAGTGTTAAATATATTTTTATTTACTGCCATTTTAAAAGTCTCCTATACTTTCTGTAAGTTCTTTTAATTTACTATTAATAAAAAAACTTAATATTTTACTTCGATCTCCACATGGAGCTTCGTGAAATGTTTTAAGTATATTTTCAGAGAGTTCAACAGGAACATAATCTAAGTTTATAAGTGTTTTATTTCGTTCATAATTTCTCATAACTTCTTGTGTTGCTGTAGTGCCTTCAAACTCGCCTTCTTTCCACGCTTCGATCTTCTTTTTACTTAGGGGTCTTTGTCTTATACCTTCTACAAATACATTATCATTTGACAACACATTAGGAATACCATCAGACGAATCCCCTTTTAATATATGTACTTTTATATAGTCGATTGGGTCTTCACCCTGTACTAATTTTTTTAGTATAGGACTATATTGTCGTACTTGTTTATATTTATGCAATTGTATGAAGTCTTTATCGCCACTGACAATCATCATTTTTTCATCGATGTTTTTTGCCAATACTGCAATAATATCATCTGCCTCTGCACCTTGTATCTCAAGATGTTTGTAAGGCATATAATCTTTGATCTCTTGTTTAATTTTATTTAAACATTCAAATATATCTTCCCAATTATTACCATCATTATCTCTTACCTTTTTACGATTCTTTTTGTAGTAAGGAAAGAAATCTCTACGCCAATAATGTTTACTATCATATGCTAAAACAACTTCACCATATTCTTCATTGAATTGTTGTCTATACATTCTAATAGAATTTAGAATCATGTGTCTTACTTTATCTGTTTCAACTATCTTTGTTTTTTCCATAGATAAATGCATCATTAAACTAGCAACACTAATTTGATTCATATCAATAATAATCATTTTTTATTTTCCAACTCTTTTATTCGTTTTTCTAATTCTACAATAACCTGTTTTAGTTTTGTTTCTTGTATTCTTAAACCTTCGATTATTCCAGCTTTAATCTTATTTAAATCAACTAACGCCTTTATCTCTTGTTTTCTTTTGTGCGATCTTTGAAAGTACTCAATCAGTTCTACAGTGACTCTTTCTTCAAACGGTTGTGTTTGTTCTTTCGCCTGTTCTTTAAATTTCTCTTCTTGATCTAATCGATTTAAATCATTGATGACTTCTTGAGTT